ACGTACAGCAGCAGTTGAACAGCTTGTACGCCAAGCAGTTGAAGCTGCGCATCATGGAGCTACAGTTGAAGGCGCCGCCACTGTCCGCTGCTGATCGGGCGATGCTGCTGCATCTCCAGCAGGAGCTGAAGGAAGCAACGGAATAGGGCTAAAGTTTCTGGCAACCAAGCATTACAGTCAAGGTGCCAGCAAGAACCAAGGGCAACCACTACGCAGATCGCGCTTCGGTTCGATCACTTGGATTGCTGCATAGTAGTGAAATTCTCACAAAGCTAAGAAAGCGCTCAAACTCAAGCTTTGATGTTCACGGCACCGAGATCAGGATTCTTGAAGACTTGCTGCCATATCAGAGAGCATTTGTCCAAGACTTTGAGAATAAGTACGTCGGCTTTTGTGGAGGGTATGGCTGCGGAAAAACCTTCACGCTGGTTTGTAAACAAATTCTGCTATGTTTCCGTTCACAGGGCTTTACACACCTCTTCCTTGAGCCCACTATACCACTGATTGACGACGTTGCGCTGCCCAAGTGGAATGAGTTACTAGAGAAGTACGCCATCCCTCACACCTTTAAGGCTTCTCCTAGGCCAAGTTTTAAACTTTTGCTTCCAGGCGGTGAGACTCCTGTACTTCTTCGCTCAATGGAGAACTATGAGCGTCTGATCGGCGTCAACGCAGCAAGCATTGCGACTGACGAGACTGATACAACAAGACCTGAAACCGCTGAAAAGGCGATGATCAAGCTGCAGGGCCGTGTTCGTGTTGGCAATTGTCCGCAGATTGCAGCTGCATCCACGCCAGAGGGCTATGGCTGGATGTACACGTTTTTTGAGGAGCAAAAGTCTGACAACAAGAGGCTTTATCGCGGGAAGTCAGAAGACAATCCCTACCTTGATCCTGGATTTGTCGAAGATCTTAAAACTAAGTACCATCCACAGCTTATCAAGGCTTACCTTAACGGCGAGTTTGTCAACCTTGAGTCTGCCACCGTCTTCTATGAGTTTGACAGAAATCTGCATACAACTGGTGTATTCCTGCCAGAGCGCAATGAACGCATTGTATTTGGCGCCGACTTTAACGTCGGCCAATGTCATGCAGTTTACGGAGTCATAAGGCCAGGCGCCGGTGGCCAGCAGCTTCATTGCTTTGCTGAGTCAAAGGTTTCTGACACCTTTGCACTTGTTGCACATCTTCGTGAAAAATATCCACATCATCTTGCTAGCAGATTGATCACCTGCTATCCAGACGCAAGTGGTAAACACGATTCTACATCTTCAACTCAGAGCGATCACGAGATTCTTGCGTCAGCCGGTGTGCAAGTTGTTGCAGAACGCAAAAACCCACCCATCGCTGAAACACTGGCTCATGCCAATGTTCACATGCACCGTGGGCTGATTCCACTAAATCCAACCACCTGTCACAATACAATTAGCTCGGCTGAGCGTTGGTCATATGACAGCAAAACGCTCAAGCCAAGCAAAGGTGGTGCGACCGATTATTCACACGCTGGTGATGCGCTGCGTTATCTGATCTGGCAGGTATTCCAGCGTGCAGGCATGAGGGCGGGTCACGGCGGTCGATGGAGGTGAGTCCGGCCTGGGATCGCTGCTAGGCTCCGACTGCACCAATAGCAACGTCTCGGCGGGGGCTTACGACACGCTATTGCAACTTCGTTGGAAGCCCCGGACTCACAATCTGGGGCTTCGTGCCTTCAAACTAGAATGTGACAGCTCCCGCCAATAACCATGGCCATTGACGTACCGAATTCAATCATTCTTAGTTCGGACGATCTGCCGATCCCTTTTGAGCGGCGTGAGCCTGAAACGGAGAGGGTATACTCTGAAGTTACAGATGTAGATAGCTACTCGATTGACCAGGCGGAACAGGTTGCACGTATTGTGCCGATTAAGTTCTGCACACTGCCTGAGTTCTATCTTGATGAAGCAATTAGCGACTACATCCCGCAAGACTTCCAAGAACACCCAGATAGCTACAACGTTCGCAAGACGCGAGCGATGTCATGCTTTGAGCCCTTCTACTCTCACCTTGTTGACATCATTGTTGGTACAGCATTGAGAAAAGGTGTCATCCTGCCGCAGGAGATGCCTTCAGAGTGGCAGGAGTTCTTCAAGAATGCAAACCTTGAAGGCAAGTCCATCACTTCCTTTGCCAAAACACTTTTTACTGAAGCGCTGAACGGCGGCATTGCAGGCCTGATGGCCGAATATCCGAAGGTAAGCGAGCAGCTTTCAAAAGTTGAAGTACGTAAGCGTGGGTATCGCCCATACCTTTCGATTATCAAAGTTGACGATATTCTTGATTGTCGTCATGACAACGGTCCTGTAACTATCAACGGCGAGACCTACTACCAGGCCCGTGTTACCTATCTTCGTATTAAGTCTGAAATCAGGCGTGCAAGCGCCATCAATGAGCACTACGAAGAAGTTGTGCCAACTGTTGTTGTTTACGACATCCCTGAGCAAGAGGACCCTGATCAGCCTCGTCGTGTTCGCGTCAGGGTTTATGAAAAGAATCTGACAGCCGGCAACAACTCCTATATCCTGTCGGAAGATAATATTTCCTACCTGTCAATTGATTACATCCCCTTTGTCCCCTGTTACGGCGGCAAAGAGGAAGCCTTCTGTCGTGCAAGGCCGTTGCTGTTCGATATTGCAAGACTGAATCTCCATCACTGGGCAACCTGTGCTGATCTTTCAGAAACGATCCACCTCAACTCTTCTCCGTTGCTGACCGGTACTGGTATCAGGCCTGACGAAGAGATTTACAGCGGTTCTGGTCGCAGCCTGTTCAGCCAAAACGAACAGGCGAAGTTTGGGATGATCTCCCCTGGCATGGACGGAGCTGACACGACCCTGAAAGAGCTTGCACGCATTGAGGCGTCAATGGACCGGCTCGCTGCTATTGCAATGGCACCGGGCAAAAGCCAAGTTGAATCCGGCTTCGCCAAGCTTCTCGATCGTTCGCAGTCTGATTCGCAGCTTGCTGTACTGGTTGGGTCACTACAAGACTGCATCAACCGTGCTTTGTGGTATGCGTCTGGCTACGAAGTCAATACGTACCCCAAGATTGAGATCAGCATCAGCAAGAACTTTATTCCTGCCAAGCTGCATAGCCAGCAGGTCATGGCGATCAATTCGCTTTACAAGGATGCCGAGGTTATTCCCATTGGCACCATGCTTGAAATGCTGGACGCCGGTGAAATGTTTGAAGGTGTTCACGGTTTCAACGTTAAGACCCTGCTGGACGAGATCGGCCTGACCGGATCTGAGATGCGCTCCCAGGTCACTGCACGCTTTGGTCCGGTTCGCCGGCCTTCCGGGGACTTGACACCAGGGACCAACAACATCCAGAACGGGATCGAACCATCGGCCTTCGCCATGATCGAGCGTGAGCCGACCGAGGCGTCCGCTGAAGTAAGCGAAGTTTGAGCTACAATTCCAATAGTCACAAGAAGACTTCCCCGCCTTTATGGACCAACAAATCGCCCAAGCCGAGCTGACCATTGAAGAGCTGCAGCAAAAGCTTCAAGAGAGGGAAAGCCAGCTTGCTGCTCTTGAGCGTGCAAAAATCGGCCTGCAGGCTGATCTTGTAAAGCGCAAGAACGTTGAGCGCCTGGCCAAGGCTGCCGGCATTGATCTGACTGCTGAGGATGCTGATGACCGGATCGCTGAGCTGCTGAGCACCGCCAAGGGCGAGCGACAGGCCGCCGCCCAGGCCCCTGTGCCCCAGCAGCAGCCTCCGGCCCAGCCCCAGGCCCAAGGACAGCAGGACGGTGGAGGCACCCCCTCTACCGCCGTGGAGGAGGCGATGAAGGTTCAGCTCTCCTCCCTGCAGAGCCAGCTCTCCAAGATGGAGGAACAGCTGAAGCAGGAGCGCAAGGAAAAAGAAGCTGAACGCCGTGCTCGTCAACAAGAGTACGTGAAGTCGGTTGTCATCCAAGAACTGGACAAAGCTAAGTGCAACCGCTCCTCGCATGTTTTTGCATTGCGTGGAAACGAGTTCCGGCTTCTTGAAGATGGCGTAACAGTTGTCTTCGGCCCTGAAGAAAATCCGATCAATGTCGCTGACGGCATTTCTCAGATCGAACAGGACGAAGATTACAGCATCTACTTCCCTGGCAACGTTCCAAGTGGAAGCGGCCTGCCATCTTATCGTTCGTCGATGCCGACGACTGATAACCCGTTTGCTAAGTCCACTGCAAACGCTACGCGAGCAGCCGAAATTATTGGTCGCGACAAAGCACTTGCAAAGCGGCTGGT